TGACTTAAGCAAGATGGAGAAATCAAAGAAGAACGAGACTACTCCGGAGGATTCGCAGAGCAATACTCCAAGTAGTCAAGTCTTCATTTACTGGGATTATTAGTACGTAGCCCAGTATGTAGTGTGTGAGTGTACGGCGGCGATATCACAGTCTTCAAAGACACAGGTTTGACCCGCTGTACTTGCGCTACTTGCGCAGGATGTAAGTGTACACACCACTACGAATAGAAATAGTTTCTTCATAGTCCTGGTGTTAATTTAGTGTTAAGATAGTAAAATGGCGGGACTTATACAAATAGAAGATGAATTAGTAGTCAATATATGCCCTGACGAAACATCAGGCGACGTCAGTCTATACTTTGACTTACCTATACAGTTCCCTAAGAAACCCGCTAAGAAAGACATACTGTTCCACGACAAGCCCAAGGAAGAGCAACGCTGGGTGAGAGAGGAACTACCACAAGAACTCAGAAGGATACGCTCTATGGAGGAGTGGATGGAAATGCCAGAGGCATTCCGAAGGAAACACACCCCATACATCAGTCAAGAATATAAAAGAAGAAGAAATGGAGTATGGTTCTACAACAACGGGGTACCTACCTACATCACAGGAAACCACTACTTTTTCCTACAGTGGTGTAAGATTGATATCGGATACCCATCTTACCTCGACTTTCAGCGGGAACTATTCGTACACCTTGAAGCCTGTATAGCAGACCCACGCTGTATAGGGCAGATATACGTAAAGTGTCGTCGATCTGGATACACGAATATGTCTGCGGCTATCCTGGTGAACGAAGGTACACAGGTTAAGGAGAAACTACTGGGCATCATGTCAAAGACAGGATCAGATGCGCAGGAGAATATATTCATGAAGAAGGTGGTGCCTATTTACAAGTCGCTACCTTTCTTCTTTAAACCTATTCAAGATGGTACTACTAACCCCAGGATGGAACTCGCTTTTAGAGAGCCTTCAAAACGCATTACCAAGAAGAACAAAACTTCTTCCAGAGGAGAGGCGCTTAACACAATTATTAACTGGAAGAACACCACGAACAACGCATATGATGGTGAGAAACTACACATCCTGTATCTGGATGAGGCGGGTAAATGGGAAAAAGGTAATGATATACGAGAAGCCTGGAGGATACAGCGCACTTGTTTGCTGGTAGGTAGAAAGATTGTAGGTAAAGCATTGGTAGGTAGTACAGTAAATCCACTGGACCGAGGAGGTACTCAGTACCGGGAAATGTTTTACTCAAGCGATGTTAATGACAGAAACGCAAACGGCAGAACAAAGACAGGTTTGTATGGATGCTTTATACCAGCGTATGACGCATTAGAAGGATTCTTTGATATATATGGTATGCCTGTAGTAGACGACCCAGAGAAACCAACAATAGGACTTGAGGGCGAATACATAAGCATAGGTGCAAAGACCTATTTGAAGAATGAAAGAAAAGGACTGGCAGGAGATTCTTACGAACTCAATGAGGTAATTAGACAGTTCCCCTTCACTGAGGCTGAGGCATTTAGAGATAGCGCCAAGGCTTCTTTGTTTAACGTCCAGAAGATATACGAGCAGATAGAATACAATCAAGACCTGTTTCCATCACCTGTTGTTGTAGGGAACTTCAATTGGGCAAACGGTGTACAAGACAGCGAGGTTGTGTTTAGTCCAGATCCAAATGGGAGATGGAGAGTAACATGGATGCCCCCAGTAGATTTAAGAAACAAGACCAAGCCAGAGAACAACTGGCTGGGCTGTGCTGGTGTGGATAGTTATGATATTGACGCCACTGTAGACGGGCGTGGTTCTAAGGGCGCATGTCACTTCTTTAATAAGTTTAACATGACCCACCCTTCTAATATGTTTGTGGCAGAGTATGCGTCACGTCCACCGTTGGCTAAAATATTTTATGAAGACATACTGATGGCTGCTAAGTTCTATGGTTACCCTGTACTGATTGAGAACAACAAGTATGGAATCGCAAGGTACTTTGAATCAAGGGGTTACGACCACTTCTTGTTAGACAGACCCGCTCACCTTACCTCAACATACGGAAGTAAGACAAAGACTAAGGGTATACCATCAAACTCACAGGACGTTATCCAGGCACATGCACAGGCTATTGAATCTTACATACATGCACACGTAGGGCTGAACGAGGAGACCCTTGAGTTTGGTAAGATGTACTTTGAAAGAACCCTCGAGGATTGGATTAATTTTAAGATAGACGATCGTACCAAATATGACCTTTCAATTTCAAGTGGATTAGCACTTCTTGCAGCGCAGGGGCATAAGCCAGAGAAACCAAAAAGTGATTTCACTGGCAAGCAATTCTTCCGTAAAGGTCAGATAATTATACGAAGATAATAAGAGGTATATTTGCAGTAGTAGCAATCTTGAGTATGGACAACGAATACAAAAATGGACAATCATCCTTTCCGGACCCATTGGCGCCAGTAGAGGAGAAGATGTCTAACGAATACGGCCTATCGTATGCGAAGGCTATGTTTGCTCAATGGATTGGTAGTGACTATCAGAACTCTCTGTACGGGAGAAGAAACGGCGAGTTTGAGCGCTGTAGAGATTACGCACAAGGAACGCAGGACACATCAATCTATAGACAAATACTAAACTCTCTCGAGAACAACAACGGCGATGGAACATTGTTGACTCTGGATTACACACCAGTGCCTATCGTTCCTAAGTTTGTAAAGATTGTTGTAAATAAGATTCTTTCAAAAGAACCATACCCACAGATTGAGGCTATTGACCCACTCTCTAAATCAGAGAAGGACAAGAAAAAGAATGCTACAGTATTGCGTATTGAGAATCGTGATATGATTGAAGAGGCTAAGTCGCTTGGCCTTAATGTAAAACAAGACCCATCACAACTTCCAGAGACCCCAGAGGAGACTGAGATATTCTTAGATACAAACATCAAGACGGACGCAGAAATCTCTGCACAAATTGCTACTGAGATGACATTGAAGTGGAACGACTTCAATCAATCTATCTACCGTCGTTGTGTCGAAGACTTGACCACCCTCGGTATGGGTGTTGCTAAACGAAGCAACGACCCTAACTATGGAATCAAGGAAGAGTATGTAGACCCAAAGAAGTTTATCCACAACTACACGGATGATCCGAACTTCACAGAACTCACTTACGCTGGACACTTTAAGTACATCACAATTATGGACTTGAAGCGTATTGCTGGTGACCAGTTCACTGAAACGCAGTATGAGGAGATTGCTAAGACGGTAATGAACAAGTACGGCAATAACCCTACACAATTCTCTACTACTGGGTATACTTACGACAGACCAGGAACCAGGTACCGTCAAGGATACGACGAGTACAAGATTGAAATCCTGGACTTTGAATACATGTCTGTTGATGACATCATCTACGAGAAGAAAGAATCAGCATACGGTAACATTGGTTTCTATTACAAGGGTAACGAGTACAATGCACCTCAGCAATCTGTATACAACAGAGAGGCGGTGTACATGAAGAATGCAACTGTATATGGTGGTTCGTACATCACAGGCACAGAGCATATCTTCAACTACGGACCTAAGAAGAACATTCCTAAGAACGTACACGATATCTCACGTGCACGTTTATCGTACAGCATTGTCGCAACCAACATCCGTGGAATGATACCTAAGTCAATGGTATCCTCTGTTATCGGATTTGCCGACATGCTCCAGATCACACACTTGAAACTTCAACAGTCTATTGCGAAAGCAAAACCAGATGGACTCATCATTGACATTGAGGGATTAGAGAATGTACAACTTGGACGTGGTGGAGAACTACAGCCGTTAGAAATCCAGGACATCTACGAACAAACTGGTGTGTTCTATTACCGCAGTAAGAATCCAGAAGGAGGATTCCAAAACCCACCTGTTCGAGAAATCGGAAACCGTATCCGAAATATTCAAGAACTGGTAGCGCTATACAACCACTACCTCGGAATGATTAGGGATGCTACAGGTATCAACGAGGTGATGGATGGCTCTACACCAAAAGGAGAAGCACTCGTAGGCGTGAATCAGATGGCGATGGCTGCAGGTAACAATGCGATATTCGATATTACGAATGCCGCTATGGTTCTGTACAAAAAAGTATGTGATGATATTGTACGCTGTCTACAGGTTATTCCGCCAGAGAGTATTCTTTATAAAGTTTATACGAACGCTGTTGGTGATACCAACATGGCTGTTCTAAGTTCATTTGACAACCTGTCCATGTACAACTTTGGCGTTATGGTTGTGACGGAGATGAACGACACAGACAAACAATACCTTGAACAAAACATTCAGATTGCACTTGGACAAAGAGAAATTGATCTTGAAGATGCGATTGCCATTCGTCAAATCAAAGACGTTGAGCAGGCTGAAAGACTCTTGGTTGTTCGCAGAAAGAAACGAATCAAGCAGCAGCAAGAACAAGCCCAGCAGCAAGCACAAGTAACAGCGGAGGTAAATGCTCAGCAAACTCAGATGGCGGCACAGATGGAGATGCAGAAGAAACAAATGGATGCGCAGATAGAAGCGCAGCGCATGCAATTAGAGGCACAGGTCAAAGCACAGTTGATTCAACTTGAGTACCAGTATAAGATTGAAATCGAGAAGATGAAGGGAGAGTACGGGGTAGTTGAGCAACAAATAGAAAGCGGTAATCAAATGATGGCGGACGCCGAATCAGAGAAACGCAAAGACCAACGAATAGACAAACAAGCCTTGGCTCAAAGTAAATTGATTGCACAGCGTCAAGGGCAACGCCCACCGCTTGACCAAGACATAGTAACTAACCTAACAATATCATAAAAAATGGGATGCTCATCTTGTGGATCTGGGGCTTGCGGTTGTAGCAATCCCACTAATGTAGACCTAAACAGCGCAGCGCAAGTAAACATTTGCTGCCGCAGAGGGGATACCTTTACATTGAACTCAACAGTAAAAGATACTGATGGAACAGCGATAGACTTAACGCTGTATACTTATAAAATGGAAGTAAGAGAATATGACAATGGGCCTATTGTTATTCCAAGTACAGACATAACAATTACGGGCACCGCAGCAGGTGCTCTTAGTATTTCTATATCTGCCACCGACATGCAGGTAGATGCAGGCACTTATGTGTATGGCTTGCAGGCTACGCTTATATCAGACAGCAGTGTAGACACGTGGTTTTACGGATTGTTTGACGTAGTTCAAGACATCGTACAATAAAAATAAACTAAGCAAATGGCTATAGATATCACCATAGAATCTGGATCGGGACTTGTTTTTGATTTGACTGTTCCTGCGGAGACAAGCATTATTGTCACCAAAGGAGATGTCAAGCAATTGCCTGGTGCCAAAGGCGCGCAAGGAGACAAGGGCGCTAAAGGAGCCCAGGGCCCTACTGGTGATAAGGGTCAAAAAGGTGAAGTTGGAATCAAAGGCGATACCGGAGCCAAAGGCGACCAAGGAGAAAAAGGTCAGAAAGGAATTGCTGGAGACAAGGGTCAAAAAGGAGAAGTAGGTTCCAAGGGAGATACAGGAGACAAAGGTGATACCGGAGCAAAAGGTGAGCAGGGCGTCAAAGGAGCACAAGGAGACAAGGGAATCAAAGGAGATACTGGAGCCAAGGGTGATAAGGGTGACGATGGAAACAAGGGCTCTACTGGTGATAAAGGTCAAAAAGGAGAAGTCGGCGACAAGGGCGTTGCTGGAGACAAAGGCCAAAAGGGAGAAGTAGGTGACAAAGGAACTACTGGTGACAAGGGTCAGAAGGGAACTACCGGAGACAAGGGAGTCAAAGGCGAAGTCGGAGACAAAGGGGATACCGGCGCTAAGGGAGACCAAGGAATTAAAGGGGACACTGGTGCCCAGGGAGACAAAGGTCAGAAGGGTATTGATGGCTCTAAAGGAGATAAAGGCCAGACCGGAGACAAGGGTCAGAAAGGACAAACAGGAGATAAGGGCCAGAAAGGTGAAGGCGGTGGAGAAGGCGCCAAAGGAGACAAGGGTCAGAAAGGAGATAAGGGACTTGACTCAGATGTTCCTGGTCCAAAAGGAGAGAAAGGTCAGAAGGGACTAACCGGAGACAAGGGTGTTACCGGAGACAAAGGTGCTACCGGAGATAAGGGTGACACCGGGGTTAAAGGAGAAAAGGGTCAGAAGGGACGCATTGGCGAACAAGGCGATAAAGGACAGAAAGGTGACAAAGGTTTAGATTCTGATATTCCTGGACCTAAAGGACAAAAAGGAGAGCAGGGAGATAAAGGTCAGAAAGGCACCACTGGTGACAAAGGAGTTACAGGTGATAAGGGTCAGAAAGGCGATAAAGGAGTTAAGGGTGACCTTGGACCAGCATCTGACGTACCTGGCCCTAAAGGGGAGAAGGGTGAGAAAGGTAGAGATGGTGGCTCTGGTGCTAAAGGGGCACAAGGGGACAAAGGACAGAAAGGTGAAATAGGAGTCAAAGGTGACCAAGGTTCTAAAGGAGACCAGGGCGACAAAGGCCAAAAGGGTGACCTGGGTCCTGCATCTGATATCCCTGGTCCAAAAGGACAGAAGGGCGAGAAGGGAGAAAAAGGACGAGACGGCGGTTCTGGAGCCAAGGGCGCACAGGGAGACAAGGGACAGAAGGGCGACCAAGGAATCAAAGGAGTTAAAGGAGAACAAGGAGACAAGGGCCAGAAAGGTGAAATTGGCGTCAAAGGTGACCAAGGACAGAAAGGTGCACAGGGCGCTAAGGGTGACCAAGGAGACAAGGGACAGAAAGGTGACAAGGGTTTAGACTCCGATATCCCAGGCCCTCCAGGACCAAAGGGTGACCAAGGAGAGAAGGGTATCACAGGAGATAAGGGTGTTACAGGAGATAAGGGAGACAAGGGCCAGAAAGGTCAACTTGGTCCAGCGTCTGATGTGCCGGGTCCTAAAGGAGAGAAAGGAGAGAAAGGTCGTGACGGAGGTTCTGGCGCTAAAGGAGCACAGGGTGATAAGGGACAAAAGGGCGAGATAGGAGTTAAGGGTGACCAGGGAACCAAGGGAGACCAAGGTGATAAAGGTCAGAAAGGTCAACTTGGTCCCGCTTCAGATATTCCCGGACCTAAAGGTGACAAGGGTGAGAAAGGCGAGAAAGGCCGTGATGGAGGATCTGGAGCCAAGGGAGACCAAGGAGCCAAAGGTAATCAAGGGGTTAAGGGTGACCAAGGCGATAAAGGTATTCAAGGCGATAAAGGTCAGAAAGGTGAGATAGGTGTCAAGGGTGACCAAGGACAGAAAGGTGCCCAAGGCGCAAAAGGAGACCAAGGGGATAAGGGTCAAAAAGGAGATAAAGGACTGGACTCAGATATCCCAGGACCAAAGGGCGACCAAGGCGCCAAAGGAGAGAAGGGACAGAAGGGAGACCAAGGCACTAAGGGAGACCAAGGTGACAAAGGACAAAAAGGTCAGTTAGGACCAGCATCGGATGTACCTGGACCAAAAGGTGCCAAGGGAGAGAAGGGCGAGAAGGGTCGTGACGGCGGCTCTGGTGCGAAAGGTGACCAAGGAGAGAAAGGTGCACAGGGCGCAAAAGGTGACCAGGGAGATAAGGGACAGAAAGGACAGAAAGGTCAAAAGGGAGAAATCGGAGTCAAAGGTGACCAAGGAGCCAAGGGCGCACAAGGTTCTAAAGGAGACCAGGGAGACAAGGGAGATAAAGGACAAAAAGGAGACAAAGGTTTAGACTCAGATATTCCAGGGCCACCAGGACCGAAAGGCGACCAGGGCGCTAAAGGCGTCACTGGCGACAAGGGCCAGAAGGGTGAGATTGGAGTCAAAGGTGACCAAGGAGCCAAGGGTGCACAGGGCGCAAAAGGTGACCAAGGTGCGAAAGGAGATAAAGGCCAAAAAGGAGATAAAGGTTTAGACTCTGACATTCCTGGGCCACCCGGACCAAAGGGTGACCAGGGTGCCAAAGGTGTTACTGGTGATAAAGGTCAGAAGGGAGAGATTGGCGTCAAAGGGGACCAAGGCGCTAAAGGTGACCAAGGCGCTAAAGGTGACCAAGGTGATAAAGGCGCACAGGGAGATAAAGGACAGAAAGGTCAACTTGGTCCCGCTTCAGATGTGCCTGGGCCAAAAGGAGACCAGGGCGCTAAGGGCGAAAAAGGCGAGAAGGGCCGTGACGGTGGTAGTGGCGCTAAGGGAGACCAAGGAGAGAAAGGTGCACAGGGAGCAAAAGGTGACCAAGGAGACAAGGGCGACCAAGGAGCAAAAGGTGACCAAGGAGCGAAGGGTCAAAAAGGAGAGATTGGTGTCAAGGGAGCCCAGGGTGCAAAAGGTGCGCAGGGAGCCAAAGGGGACCAAGGCGCTAAAGGAAACAAAGGTGATGACTCGGATATTCCTGGGCCTCCAGGACCAACCGGAGATCCTGGTGCCAAAGGAGCACAAGGGGCTAAGGGTGACCAAGGCGCTAAGGGTGACCAGGGTGCTAAGGGTGACCAAGGAGCGAAGGGCGACCAAGGCGATAAAGGAGCACAGGGTTCTAAGGGGGACCAAGGCGCAAAAGGAGAGAAAGGACAGTTGGGTCCTGCCTCTGATGTTCCAGGGCCAAAGGGTCAGAAAGGAGCACAAGGTGGACAGGGACCAGAGGGGCCCCCTGGGTCAAAGGGTGATACCGGAGCCAAGGGTAGCCAAGGAAGTAAAGGCGACCAAGGAAGCAAAGGGGACCAAGGCGCTAAAGGAGAGATTGGTGTTAAAGGAGATAAAGGCGCACAGGGAGCCAAGGGAGCACAAGGGGCTAAGGGTGACCAAGGCGCTAAGGGTTCTAAGGGTGATTCTTCAGACATACCAGGGCCACCAGGAACGCCTGGAGACCCAGGTGCCAAGGGCCAAAAAGGTGCACAAGGTGGACAGGGTCCAGAAGGGCCTCCTGGAACCAAGGGGCAAAAAGGAGCACAAGGCGGACAGGGACCACAGGGCCCTCCCGGAACTAAGGGACAGAAAGGCGACACGGGCGCACAAGGACCGAACGGAGAGTTTGGAGACAAAGGACAGAAAGGTCAAACCGGCGCCACAGGGCCACAGGGACCTTCGGGTACGAATGGTACGGGATACGACCCTTGTGTTTGTACAGTGGATACCCAAACCATTTCCGCTAACCAGGCCACTGTTGCGATTACCCAAACAGATGCTGGTGATAATATTACTATCTCAAGTAACACCATTACCGTTGGTGCAACTGGTACATATTTATTGACGTACGCTGTTACACTTGTTAACAACCTTGCTGCACGTAACTGTGTTGGGTTCTATGTAAAAGGATCTGGTGGTGGTGCGTCAAACATTGATGGCTCTGCTTCTTATGAGTACTTCAGATACAATACCTATGGAGAGTATAGTTCGTTGACTGCGTGTGTTATGTTCCATGCAGCATCCGGAGAGCAGTACCAACTAACAGCGGGCAATGCTCTTGACGGTGCTTGGAACCACACAGTACAAACAGCAGGTGTATACAGAGGTATAAGCATTACAAGACTATCATAATGGCAACGACAGAGAGTTATTACATACAAGACATTGTAACCAGCGACATCCTTTTGGATGATGGAACTTGGGCGAGAGATGACGATGCTTCTAACGCAAAGACATTCTCTGACCGCTCCAGCGCTGTTGCTCATGTGGATACTTTGGTTAATGGTACCTACAGAATTTACTCAAGAATTGCAAAGACGGATTAGATAATGTATCTTTAGTGGTACTAATTGAATTCAATACGTATCATTAAATGGACATTAATGCCTTCGTTATAGACGGCTTCTACGATAACGTGGACAGCGTTAGAGAGTTTGCTATGAGCCAATCCTTCGATGTAGAGGGTAATTTTCCTGGTGCTCGAACCAAAAGTTTCTCAACAACACAGGTAAAAGAATCTATATCCAGAATACTATCACCTATCTATGGTGAGATTACGTATTGGCCAGACGGGTATAACGGAGCGTTTCAAATTACTACTGCAAAGAATCGTTCCTGGATACATTCAGATACCGGCACAGAGTGGGCTGGTGTTGTGTATCTCACACCCAATGCTCCTGTATCTGGGGGCACAGGATTTTACAAACACATACCTACAGGACTTACCCAGCCTAACGCATCGAGCGGATCCTGGGATGATCATGCACAAGATGTTACTAAATGGGAATTAGTAAGCCGAGTGGGTAATCTATACAACAGGTTGATACTATATAAAGGAAAGCAGTTCCATACATCTATGGACTACTTCGGTCACAACCTTCATACCGGTAGATTATTCCAAACATTTTTTTTCAATACAGAACTATGAAAATTGTATTACACGCAGGATACTATGCAAAGCCATGGGACTCCACCACTGATGGATTAGGAGGCACGGAACAGTGCATTATAAATCTGTCAAAGCAATTCGCAACATCTGGACACCAGGTGTATGTAGTTGGTAACGTCAACAGAAGACACGACAAGTATATCGGCGCAGGAGATGTGTACTACACACCAATCAGCGTAGCCTCTGAGACAGGGACTCCAGATGTGTTGATTGGGGTTGGGTACCTACACTATTTAAAGTACTACAACGTAGGGCCAGATACACAGAAAATCTTTTGGTTACACAACGAACTTCCGTACTACTGGTACAAGGGAGAGCGCATGAGCGACGGGGAGATACAAAGGACATACAATGAGACCGATAAGGTTATTTGCTTGACGAAGTGGCATAAGGATGTTTTTCTAATACAAGAGAACGCTGTTGTACACACAGATAAGGTGGATATTATTGGAAACGGAATAGACACGTCTCTCATAGAACCTGTTCAAGAGAAAGAAAAGAACTCATACGTATACACCTCACACGCCGAAAGAGGTCTGGATAAAGTGTTAAGCGATGTAGAGTCTGGAATGGTAGACGGTACACTACATATCTGTACCCCCTCATATGGTGTTGAGTACTATAAAAAATACTTCGCAGACAGGGTAAGCAAATTAGACAATGTAATATACCACGGCAACCTTTCGGTCACCAACCTCTATAGCCTATTGTCTCGAATGGAAACTTGGTACTATCCCACGGACTACAATGAAACCTATTGTATAACAGCGCTGGAGATGCTTGCACATGAAGTGAAGCCATTAGCAAATGCTATAGCAGGTTTAGAGGAAACCCTTTCTGGATTCAACAAGAACATAGATGACTGGCGTCCAGTGCATAACTACATAGAATCAAAAGATTGGGGCAATGTATCTAAGGAGTGGTATGACTTGTTCAACACAATAGAAGCCGAGGACCATAAGGATTTGAATCCATATATAGACATGACCTACATCATCACCCTGCACCCAGAGAAAGAGCAGGAGTTGAGAGATAGGTTTAAGGAGTTTGGGATGAACAGTCCTGTAACTATATTCCATGGTACCAACGGACATACGGGTGAGAACATGCCAGATCACTATGAGGTTTGTAATCACTGGAAAATAGAAGGACACAGCAACGACTGGTGGAACAGGAATGTAATGCCAGGAGAAGCAGGCACATCACTAAGCCACTGGAGGTTATGGAATCACGCATACGATAAAGGGTATGAGAAGATTCTAATATTAGAAGACGACTTCGAGGTAATCGCTAAGTTTGACCCTAAACTATTAGAGACAGATTACGATTGGTCTTTGTTTTATCTGTCCTGTAATTTCATTGAAGAACCAGAAGAACTATCTGAGTATCACGTTAAACCAAAACTTACATACTGCACTCACTCGTACATACTTACAAGGGAGGGCTGTAAACTGTTGATTGACCAAAACTTTAATCACTACATATTTGCTATAGACGAATTCGTTAGTGCTACATTCTGTGAGCACCCACGTGGTGACCTTGGCTATATAACCAGAGACACAAGGGCCATAGCATTGAAAAAGAACCACCACATGTTTAGACAGAAAGACCAGCCAACTACAGGCCACAAGGTGTATGATTACACTAAAGACTTTTTACGCAATATTCCATACGATGAATTCGTAGAGAGGTTTGTTACATACAGCGCTAAACTAAAAGCGTTTGATTTGATAGTAGATGAACCAATTCCAGATGTGTTTACATTCCCGCTATTTACCGAGGAGTTCTGTGAGCGTGTAATCAAAGAGGCAAATGAATCAAACAAGTGGACGAAAGACAGACACGATTACTATCCAGCCACGGATATGCTTATAAAAGAAGTAGGGCTACAGTGGTACTACGATAGAATACTCAAGCAATATGTATACCCTGCTGCGATACACCTGTGGCAACTTACAGGAAAGGGATGGGACGTAATGGAAACAGAAACCTTCATTATTAAATATGAAGAGTCTGTACAGGGTCACCTGGGTCTGCATCACGATCATGCGGACATCTCTTGTGTGCTTGCGCTAAACGAAGGATACGAAGGAGGGGGCACCTACTTTAGCAGGCAGAAGGAATTACATAAAGGAAAGACTGGACACATATCTATACATCCATCTCAAGTAACACACATGCATGGCGCCCGACCAGTGTCCAAGGGTGAGCGCTATGTGACAGTATCATTTTGTAGAAAACCCAAACAATGAATTTAACACCTTACTTTAATCAAGACACATCTCGCCACATGGCGGGCTGGTACTACTTTGAGGAGGCTTTCTCAGAAGAGGAAGTGAACCTTATACTGGGTATCGCGGACTCTTTTCCTTTTGTTGCTGCACGCATACACTCACAGGAAGATGGATCTGCTATTAGTGAATACAGAAAGTCAAACATCAAATGGCTTTCCGCTACAGATGACGCAAACAACTCTATATACAAGACGCACTGGTTGTACGACAGACTAATGGAATACATAGCCATTGCAAATCAAGAGATGTGGGGATTTGAACTACACGGCTTAACAGATAGTATACAATACACCGAGTACGACGGAAGCGAGGAAGGTCATTACGATTGGCACATAGACCTTGGGGATGATGAACTATCCTTGCGTAAGATTTCCCTGGTTGTTCAAATGAGTGACCCCGAAGATTATGAAGGCGGTAGTCTTGAGTTGAATACAGGAGGTCCTATTGTCGAGCCCACAAAAACAAAAGGGTCTGTGATAATCTTCCCATCCTATTTACTACACAGGGTAACACCTGTTACCAGCGGACTACGTAAGAGCCTGGTGCTCTGGGCCGGCGGCTCAAGCCTCAAGTAAAGTTCTTATATTTGCTGTATGGCAGAGAGTAAGTATTCAAATTTTCTAAAGCGTCACGGGTTGAAGGGATTCAACAAGCCGAAGCGCACACCAGATCACCCGAAGAAGTCACACGTAGTGGCCGCTAAAGAAGGTGACAAAGTGAAACTAATCCGCTTTGGAGAGCAGGGTGCAGACACTGTAACAGAGTCTAATCCTACTGGTGCTCGTGCGAAGAAGCGTGCGTCATTCAAGGCACGCCACGCTAAGAACATCAAGAAAGGAAAGATGTCTGCTGCTTACTGGGCCGATAAAGTAAAGTGGTAATGGCAAAGAAGTATCGCTCTAAGGTAAACGAAGCAGGCAACTACACGAAACCAGGAATGCGCAAGCGTCTGTTTGAGAAAATCAAAGCAGGAAGCAAGGGTGGTAATGCTGGTCAGTGGTCTGCACGTAAAGCCCAGATGCTTGCAAAAGCGTACAAGGCCGCAGGTGGTGGATACAAAAACTAATGGCGCTCAAGAAATCACAGGAGTCACTAAAGAAGTGGACCAAGCAAAAGTGGAGAACCTCAGACGGAAGCAAGTCAGAGGGAAAGAAGCGCTACCTACCAGACGCTGCATGGAAAGCATTGTCTCCTTCTGAGAAGGCTGCTACAAACAGAGCCAAAGCAGAAGGCAACAAGAAGGGCAAGCAGTTCGTTGCTCAACCAGATAAGATAAAGAAGAAAGTGAAGAAGTACAGGAAGTGATTCACTTGTAAAACAATAATCCGTATTGCGTAGATTTGCAATACAAATCGTTTAGATATGAATAAGAAACTACAGTCAATGTACAATAGCGGCGGTCTCCTCAAGGCCCTCTTGAAGGATCCTGCTCAAGCAAAAATGGCCATGGAGATGCTTGGGAAACAAGCAAAGGCAGCCGAAGGCATGGCTGTAAATAAATCAAAACTCGGAATGCCAGGAACAGCGGTCCCGGGTGCTAAGAACACTTATGCGGGCGGCGGTGTCGCTAAGACGTATCGTGCGGGCGGTACGGCTATGTACGCAAACGGTGGGCAAAACGGTCCAGGCCGAAAACGCCGTGGAAAAAAAGAACAGGAAAGACGGAGAACAGCGAAGGACGCTTGGCAAGAAGCAGGCTATGATCGAGAGCCAGTAAACTGGGACAGAACAACCGAGAGCACAAGAGAAGCGGTTTACCCGAAATCCTATGAAGGCTTTGAACCTATGATGGCAGGCACACAAAAGAGAGGCGATGTGTTTGATGTAAATACTTTTAATGCCGATCCTAATACTGCCCAGCAAATAGCAAGAGAAGTTCGTAGTCAGATGGGGAGTTACGATACCGGCGTACAAACTAAGCGTGGAGGATTACCTGCAGGTGTAGGTAGATACCAAGCCGTAATCCCTTCTGTTGATGATATTGTACAGGCGCTACAGACGACCAAAAGAATAGATTTAACTAATCAAAGTACTGGCGGGCAACCTATTACTGCTATGGAATATATACAATCGGGTATGCAAGACTACGCCGGCCCAGACTTCCATACTGAAGACATGGTGCCTGGTCGCGGAATGTTTGATGCAATCCTTTCGGAGGCTATGGGTCTTGCTCAAAACAGATTTAATACAGAATTGGACGACGCTCGTGGCGCAAAAAGAGGCGGCGGCGGCGGCCGAGATGTTCGAGGCGGAGAAACTAAAGAGGAGTACGCCGAAAGAGCAGATCGCGCATTCTATAAGCCAGAAATGAGAGAGTACAATCTTCTTGATAAATATGGTGATAGATTGTATGAGTCATCATATTTCGGTGACGAAGGCTACGATCAAGCACAAGGGCAGGCTCAAGCGGATATTAGAAACGCTGTTATCGACATGCTGAACGAGGCGGCTGGTTCAAATATCTACGACCAATATCGAGGTCAAACGAATAAGTTCTTATAACAAAAAGAAAGGGAGGCATCAGCCTCCCTTCTTTATTTAGTTGCGTTTCTTATACGCTTCTGCTTCCTCTCCATTATTGCCTTGAACTGTTCGGAGTATTCATAATCATTACTATACACATGATTAGCATAAGGATATGATATCCCGATTTTTGGGAGTTTATTACCTATTGGAGACCCGTATACAGTTCCCGGCCTCCAGGTGTCTCCTCCCCAGTCGTGATAGAATGTGTACAATCTTCCTTGGAACATACCAAGTCCCATTGGAGACATGCCTTCTGTAAATTCAAAAAAGTCTCCATCACCTACATCACCGTCTTTTAATAAGTAAAATGTAGTGTCGCCCTGCGTTATTGTGGGCCACTTGCTTTGTGCTTTTGCTACTACCCCAGACAGGAGTAATAGGCTTAAAATGAAATGTTTCATAGTAAATCGGTTAAATGTTTCACTGCCCTAAACGTAGTAATTCTTTTTTAATTTTGCAACAATCAGTTAAATTTTTTTGAAATGAACAATGTAGAATCAAGTATGGAACAAGCAATCCAGGACGCTGGGTTTAGTATCTCAGATACCCCACCCACGCAGGATGCACAACCAACACAAGAGGCACAACCAGTGCAACAAGCACCAGTAGAACCTCAACAAACTACAGCGCCAGAACCGAGCGCACCAGTTGAGCAACAACCAGTTCAACAACAAGAGGTTCAACAAGAAGCCGCTCCTGTACAACAGGATGTACAAAACGTACAGGATTATGTACAGCCCAGTGTACAACAGGAGCAAAGTTCTTTACAAGATGAAACCCAATCGGGATTAGAGGATTTCTTCCAGGCCTTAAGTGAAGTAGCGGAAGGACCTACTGAGCAATCCACTGAGACCGATACTATAACTGCGCAAGACGTTGACCCACGGATTCAAGTCATTGCTGATTTTGTCGCTAAGACAGGACGTTCACCGGAAGATTGGTTCCGCTATCAGTCATTAGATCCGTCTGAAATGGACGATCGTACTGCAATGCGTGTACACATGGCGAGTGAATACCCATCATTAGGCAACGATGAGATTGATTTACTTATCAACTCTAAGTACCGAACTGATGACTCCATCTATAGCGATGAAGAAGTTAGACTTGCAAACCTTCAGTTAAAGATTGACGCAGAGAAGGCAAGACAAAGTATTGGTGAACTTCGTAATGATTACACCACTCCTATTGTTCAGTCTTCAACCCAAGCCGAGGAGGAACCAAATCCTTTCGACGATACTTGGATGCAATCGAACTCACGTTCACTTGGAGAGTTAGGCGAAATTGCCTTCGACTTACCTAACGGACGCTCGTTCAACTTTGGTGTATCACAGGATTATCGAAATGACTTGGCGCAATCCAACAGCGACATGACTTCGTTCTTTGATAGATACGTAGACAACCAGGGAGAATGGGACCACGACCTCTGGAATATGCACAGAACTGTGACGGATAATCTACCGAACATTCTTCAGAGCATTTACCAGCAGGGCCTTAGCGATGGACAACGTACCATCGTAGAGCGTGCAGCAAACATTGACCCTCAGAGTCCACAGTCTAACACTCAACCAAGTCAGCAGGATTCAATAACGCAACAAGTACTTGATGCGTTAGGACGTCCACAAATGTTTTTAAAATAACTGCTATAAAAATTATTAGACATGGCAACATCTTCAGCACCTCCGGTGTACAATGACAGCAAGGATGCTGTCTTTCGTCGGTTAGACCCGACTAAGTATACGTCATTGGCAGATTTCATTGATGAAATCAACAAGCCAGACAATCGTGACCAATTGGTCAAAACATACGGCTACCAGCAAATCTCTGGTGGTCTAACGGGGTTCCTAAACCTTACAGGCGCCGTACGCGCAAGCGGTACCGCCGATGAGGTTCAATACTGGGAAGAAACTCGTTTGCACGCTTATGCTACAGTATCATTGGCAGCGACAGCAGCAACTACTGCTACTACGTTGACACTAACTAAAGCAACAAGCGACGCTTCTGTATTGCGTTTGAACGACGTAGTACTATGGGGCGGTAATGTTCGTGGTATTGTAACTGCAATCTCTCCAACAGGTGAAGTTGCACACAACGCTACTGCTTCTTACACTGTTGAAATCTTGAACGGCAACATCGGTGCTACTGCAGCGACTGGTGCTTACAACCTTCCTGTAATTGGTAACTTGTTCGCTCAAGGATCTGACCAGAACAGCGGTTACTTGGAATCAAACGTAATTAAGCGCACCAATGCTTACAGCATCATCAAAGAGGTGTTCAAGGTTACAGGTTCTCAAGCAACTAACATTGGTTGGGTTAATGTAGGTAACGGTGACTACCGTTGGTACGTGAAAGGTGAGATGGACACTCGTGCTCGTTTCTTAGACAAGCGTGAGATGATGTTATTGTTGGGACAGACTATCGGTAACGGTATCACAACCACTAACATCGGTGGCCTACCAACAGCAGGTGAAGGTTACTTCGCTGCTATCGAAAATCGTGGTATCGTTCAGTCTGGTGAAATCAATGACTTCACTGAAATGGACATCTTGATTGAAGAACTCGACAAGCAAGGTGCTGCTCCAGAATACGCAATGTACGTGAACACTTCTCAAGCATTAGCAATTGACGACATGGTTGCGTCATTGAACGGTGCTGCAGGTTTCGCTGACGTGACTTCTGGTATCAGTGCATTCGGTGGTCGTGGTTCTGAACTCGGCTTCGATTCATTCAAGCGTGGTGGTTACACATTCCACAAGCACTCTTGGAAATTGTTGAACGACCCAACATTGTTGAGTGGTTCTGACTACTTGGGTGCGATGATTCCGTTGACTACTGTAGTTGATCCTAAGACCGGCAACCGTGCCGCTGCTTTGGAGTTGAACTACAAAGACACTAACGGATACTCTCGTGAAATGGAGCACTGGATGACAGGTTCTATCTTAGGTGTGAACAACACTAACACGGATAGCCTACAGTTCAACTACCGTTCTGAGTGTGCATTGGTTACTCGTGCTGCTAACCAGCACATCCTAATCAAGTCATAACAGACATATCCTACGGAGGGGGGCGTTGCCCCTCTCCTTTTTTAATTATTTAATTCTATTCAAATGGCAACAGAAGCAAAGGCTGCACCCGCAGCAAAAAAGACTGCACCTAAAAAAGGGTACAGTGTGATTCAGAAAAAGAGCGAGGCCCCTAATCAGAAGGTATATGAGGTTCCTTTTGGAGGCGGCATTGTATTCAAACTAAAATCAGAAACGACAGTATACGACGCAGGAACCAACAAGGTTCGTGCTATCCGTTATTGTCCAGGAGAACCAAGCATTTTTAAAGACGAGCAAAGCACCAACGCACGTAGGTCGCACGTGATATTCAGAAATGGATTGCTTGCAGTTCCACAGAACAAACCAAATCTTGCCCAGTTCTTGGACATTCATCCAGACAACACAGCCAACGGAGGCAATAAGTTTAAGTTGGTTGACAAGAGCGTAGACTCAGAGCAAGAAGTGGAAAACGAATTCTTGACACACGATGCTGTTGCATTAGTGCGTACTAAGGACTCTGATGAAATCCTCGCTGTAGCCGTGGCGCTCGGCATCAACATTGAGCAGAAGATGATTGAGATTCGTCGTGAGTTGTTGCGTGAGGCTAAGGCTAATCCAAAAGAGTTTATCGGTATGTTTGATGACCCACGAGTAAAGACTCGTTCAGCGGTCATTCAAGCGATGGACTTCCAAATTTTAGCAGGCAAACCAGATGGAGTATACTGGTTCGACAGCGGACGACTAATCATATCAGTTCCTGCAGGCCAGGACCCTACTGATATCATGGTACGATTCTGTCTAACAGAGAAGGGCGCAAGTGTTTATGAAGAAATCGTTTCACGATTAGAAAAACTTTCGTAGATTTGCTCTATCTCGTTTCATAGGCATAGTAATGAGAGTCGGTTAAACAAGGAAGAGGGCCCCGTAAGGCCCTCTTTTTTATTCGTATATTTGCTGTAAAGCCTAAGCGTTATGGCAAGTGTAGAGAGAGTATATAAAGCAGTAAAAGATATAGCGAATAAAGACCAGCGTGGATTCGTCACGCCGGCTATATTCAACAAGTTCGCTGGCGTTGCACAGATGAACATATTCAATCGTTTGTTTGATGACATGACGATTGCTAACCGTTTGCGTAGATCACAGTTTGATGGCTCTCGTCAGTATGCTCGTGCTAAGCAAATTGAAGAAGACTTATCTACGCTCAAGAAGAAAGTAGAACTCACCTTGACCTCTGGCGTGGTGGATAAGCCAAGCGACTTTGCTCGCACCATATCAATCAGCACAATAGGAAAAAAGATTCTTGGTGTACAGAAGCAGGCCATCGTGCAACTTGTGTACAACGAAGACCATATAGACAGAATACTCAACAGCGATTTATCAGCACCGTCTGACGACGCTCCTGTTGCACTAATAGGAAACCAGATAGAGGTATTCCCTAACGTGAACACAAGCATCGCTAAAATCAATCTGAGATACTACAAATTACCTCAAGGTATTACACCAAACACAGGAGCAAAGACATCTGCGTCTCCATCTTTTGGTTACACATCATCTGTTGCGGGTGTAGAAATCTACAACGCCGCAAACAGTGTAGACTTTGAATTGCCAGAACAATACTTCACAGACCTCGTAGCAGAAATCTGCGCACTCGCAGGAGTCAACATGCGTGATAATGATGTATACCAATATGGCGCAACCGAAACCACTAAAGACGAAAGTAGATAATGAGCCAGGCATACGTTACAGTAGATAAAGTAATTAACGATTACGTGATGAGCATTGATTCGGACGACTACGGGTCGAACGCATCAGACTACATGCTACGTCAGTACGCTTTACGAGGAATTCGTGAGTTCGGATTTGATATGGTACACAATGTCAAGACCACACTACTTGACGTAAACCAATCTCTTGGCACTGTAGATTTGCCTGCTGATTTCGTTGATATGATTAAGTTAGGCCAACTTGGCAACGACGGATTGGTGTATGTGTTTGCAGAAAACCCAAACATGAACCTTCTTCCAGATCAACCAGCAGATGCTATACCAGACTATCTCCTTGGATTTGACTCGTATGTGTTTAGAAATTTCATATACGAGAACACGATGGGACGCTTGTACGGACTCGGAGGAGGACAAGGTGCGGGAGAATATAGAATCAACTGGGACGAATGTCGTATTGAGATATCTATGTTATCAGATACCACCCAGGTTGTTCTTGAGTACATCTCTGATGCTGCTAAGTCTGATAACCCATGCATCCCTGTGTACGCAGAGGAAGCGCTACGTGCGTACATGTACTACAAGACAATCATGCGCAAGGCCAGTGTGCCAATGGGTGAGAAACAGCGCGCACGTGCAGAATACTATAATGAGAGACGCTTAGCGAATGCAAGACTCAAGTCGTTCAACAAGTTTGATGCAATGAGCACAAGCCGAAGAAACTTCAAACTAAGCCCTAAAGCATAATAGATGGCTTCAATAGATAAATTACTTCCCCGCTCTCTAAACCAAGACGACGATGAGCGTTTGGTTACTTCTACGCAGATGACAGATGCGCAGAATGTTCGTGTGTCTATTGACGCCAACGAAGATGCATTGGTATTGAAGAACTCATGGGGAAACGTACAGCGTTCAGCAACTATAGAGAATGGCTCAATGCCTGCTGGACAGAACTACTGTATAGGCGGTGTTGGTGATGACGCAGCCGCACAGGTATATTACTTTGTATGGAACAGCGCAAACAACCATACTATATTTCGATACGATCAGAACTCTAAGAAAACCTACATCGTATACCAAGACGAAGTACTAAACTTTGGTAAGGAAGGATTCGTGTACGCCAACATTGTTAAGTTGTCTAACGGGAATATCCTTTTATACTTTAACGACGGTGTAAACGAGCCCAAGAAGATTAACGCTACTCGAGCAGAGCAGAGCATCTCTGGAGCGGGCGGCTATCCTAATACCTTTACAGGAGGCACCATACAACAGCGTACAAACTACATTACCGTTGCAAAGCAGCCGCCTCAGTCTGCTCCTACAATAACTTTTTCAAGAAACAACTCGTATCCACAAAACGACGTCTTTGAAAAGAACTTCCAGTTTGCTTATCAGTACGAATACTACGACGGAGAACAGAGCGCATTGAGCCCGTACTCTGAGTTGAGTATATCTAAGTCTCAACTAAAGGATGGGTTCATCACCTATGGTCAAAGAAACTACTATAATCAAATCAACATCAGTGTACAGAACTCTGAACTTGATGTAGAGAAAATTAATATATACGGACGCATTGGAGATAAGGACGCTGCATTCTTTTTAATAGACACCATAGACAACAATCACGGATCTGGGAACCAGGTAGTTGCATTTAGAAATGACTCAAACTACACTGGGCTTTCCGCTACGATACAGGATAAGTTCTATGACAATGTTCCACAGGTTGCAGACAGTCAAGCGGTCTCTCAAGGTCGATTATTTTACGGGGGGTACACTGAGGGTTATGACAACATAGGGAACTTAGACGTCACAGCGCTACCGAATTACCACGCTAAGCCCAACACGTATGAAGTTGTTATAACCAAGTATGATGATGAAAGCAATATCGACAACCAAATTAAGTTAGACTTTAGTGGTTTCCCGGCCACCATTACCGAAGACTCGAAGGTACTATTGTCGTTCTCTTGGAACGATGGTCCTATTAAGATTACAAACAAACAAGGCAATAACGGTGACTACAATTTTACTGGTATAGACCCAGATATTTTTCCATCATCTACCTTTCCAGAGGAGTTGAAATCACTTTCTGGTATTAGATGGAAGAACAATGGAAGCATTAAGCAGGCGGGCGTGAACCTTGAGGGCGGATTCCTAAATAGCCCTCCTGTCATTCAGTTTACCGCACAGAAAGGCACCTCGGATAGCACGACCAAAAGTATTGCTATCCGAAAAATCGTAGGAGGAATCAAGGTAATCAGCAGTGGACTACAGGTGCGTAAAATAATAGACATTTCAGCCAGTCCAACCAGCCCAGTTACTCTAACTGCTCTTAAAAATATTGTCAGAGGCCAATTAGAAGGGCTATACCCTATTCAATACAGCCCACAAAACGGAGAGGCAGGATTCAGTAATCTAATTACCGGTGGCCAAACACCATTTACAGGAGAGAGCGCTGCGTTTAAGGGCAGTGGTAACGCACGTATTAAAAGGGTAGCGGTCGGGTCAGACTTTGATAGATACAGCGTTGGTATAAACCAAGTTACCTTTAAGTTTGACAAGATAGTTTTTGGAACCAGAGAGGCTGAAATCCTTAACGGAGATGAGACCGTTTCTCAGTTCGATATACTTGAAGACAATATTGACGGATACAACAATAACCTTGAAACTGTAGGAGGCGTCATAAACCTCGAGGGTAATGTGGTTCTCATTCTCGATTCCCAGACAAAAAGAGCGCCAGTAATCAAAAGGATTGGTGCCTTTGTTAATCAAGGGGGCTCGTTCATGATTTCTAATGACGACATGGATGGGAACAGGTGTTTTAAATCTGGAGCAAGCCACGAGTTTGGATTACTGTATTATGACGACAAAGGAAGACCGGGCGGTGTACAGCCTATTCCACAAGACGTGTTTGTCATACACACTAACAACAGGGGGGCAGTAAACGATGACTTCGATGCAACTCCAATGGATGTAAGGAGCGGCCTTGATGGGTATGCGGATATCGTTATGCGCATTCGACACAAGGCTCCAGCATGGGCGGAGCGATTCAGTATCGTCTATGCAGGACAAGGTTCTATAACCAACAAGATTCAGTACAGTATTGGAGGTGCTTATGTGGCGCTCAACGATGACGCTGTGGGGTCTTTTGGGGCCTCTAAGAACATATACCTATCCCTCGGTACATTGCAGAGTAGAAACAATTCGTACGACAATCAGTTAGGTGCGATGATTAACTATGGTTTTGCCGAAGGGGATAGGCTAAGGATAGTTAGGTATGGTGACGACACGAAAGAAACTGCAACATGGCGTGTATCTAAAATGGTTACACTCATCGCAGACCCTTTGACTAATCCGCTTTTAGACCGTAGTTCAAAAGCCTCTATACAAAACACCACGGGAGACTTCCTTGTAATAGAAGACACTAATGTTCCGTACTGGAACACGAATAGTATATTGAAAGGCATATCCAATTGGAATGACAAGTGTGTTATTGAGATATACCGTGAGTCTGGTGCATTCGAGGAGACGTTCTACTATGAAATAGGCGAGAACTTCTCTGTTGACTCTAACCGTGTGCACCAAACACAGCGACCAGGTACCTCTATAACAATAAAGGTTAGTTCCCAAACTGGTGACTCAGTTGTAGCGGAGGTAAACAAAAAAGTATACAAAGGTGATAGAATAAAAACCGCTGGAGGAGACGAGATATTGGTAGGTAATGTTATCCCTAACGATGATGCTACATACCCATACTTGTTTTACGGAGAGGCTCAAGACAACACCACGTGGGTTCCTACGAACACATACAGTATGACGGTCACGAATCCAGAATCTGTGATTCAATTTGACCAAGGTGATTCTTACTTTAGATTACGCACACTATTCTACGCCAGCGCACCAACCAAGGCGGATGTGTGGCGCAACATGTCTGCTGCGTATTCACAGAATGCAATCGTAGACTTTATTGAAGATCCAAGGGTCAGCGACTTTTTTACTTCTGGATACACATCTCTTGGTAAGAGTTGGGCGTATTTGCCAGACATTACAAGAATTAAGAGATATGGTTCGATTACCTATTCGGAATCATTCTCCTTTGAGAACACCAGATTAGGGCTATCTTCTTTCAATCTGACCCAGCAAAACTTTAAAGACTTATCGTATGACTACGGGTCTATAAAGTCGCTTGTTCCGTACGATGAATACCTATATATTATTCATGAACGCAGAGCGGGGATTGTACCTGTAAGTAGAAACATACTAACAGCGAATGACGGGGAGTCTTTGACGGCTACCAATATGGTTCTTGGGCCGGTTAAGTATTACACAGGGGAGTACGGCTGTAACAACAATCCAGAATCTGTAGCCTGGTATCGTGGATACGTATTCTTCGTAGATGCTAAGGCGGGTAAGGTAATTAGGCTTTACTATCAAACGGGCCTTGATGTGATTAGTGAGCAACTAATGGATGCATTCTTTAAGCAGTTCATGTTCTCATCGTCCGTCACAGCAAAGAACCGGTTGTACCGAGCAGGACTTGATAGGGAGAACTACGAATATATTATTAGTTCACCGTCCTTGTACACCAGTACACTTACAATTAATGACAGTTGTAGTGGCGCTGATGCTACGGGTATCGCAAGAACAAACGAAGATGGGACTATTATAAATGTTGACGCTGTTTACGACAACTCATTGACGTTTGACTGGAACACAGATGCAAGAAACGCAGAGTGCTCTGAAGATGATTGGGACGATTCTGGTAAGGGCCTAATGCTAATTGACCAATTAACCAACAATCCAATTGTCGGATTAGCCGAAGACCTTTCCCCAACAGTAACAGGAATTTTGCAGACAATACCTATTGTTATGACTTCGTCTGCATACCAGTCATTCCATACAGCAACATACAACCAACTCACACAAGAGGTAACACCAGATCCAGATGGTCAGTCGGTATTTACTATTACTGGCACAGACTCTACACTTGGGTCGTTTACTATAGCGTATGACGTAAAGTCTAATTACTGGAGCACACGTTACTCATACATAGCGGAGGAACTTATAGGGTTGTCAGATAGATTATATACTTTCTATCGTGGCCACATATACGAGCACAGCCCAGATGCGACACGCAACACCTTCTACGGAACAACGGGAGATACTATTGTAGAGTGTATATCTAACTTCAATCCATCTATGGTGAAGGTGTACGAATCTATGAGCCTTGAGGGTAATAATAATAACTGGACAGTAACACTAACCAACAGTGATCAAACAAGCACCATCGCAACCTCGATATGGCAGGAGAAGGAGAACTTTTATTATGCCCCAATTCACCAAGACTCAAGCAACAACATCGACTATACTGCAACTGCCAATGTTAGTTCCCTTAGCGGAACGTCTGAGGTATTCGGAGTCGGAACAGTTGCATCCATAGCGACGGATAAGATTACATTCAAGAACGCTATCAATAGCATAGGCTTTCCTGTAGGTAACACAACAGCGTTGTTTAAGGTAAGTGGTGCCAATTTGGTGCCGTTAAACTTATATGCTGTATCTGTTAGCGGTGAAAAAGAACTTGAATGTCATGCCACGGTAAGTGGTTTGGTTGCTGATGACGAGGTAGTTTTGATTGCTAACTCCGCTATAGAAGGAGACGCAATTAGAGACTACTACTTAAAGGCAAGACTTGTAAACCCCACAACCTCAGCACACGAGTTGTATGCTGTAAACTTTATATACGCTAAGAGCAACCTGCACAACCAGCAGGGACAATAGGATAAATAGTATTTTTGTAATATGAAACACGGTAAGAAATTTTTTGTAGGCGGCTTATTGAATTTAGGAGCAGGTCTCGGCACTGCTGCGTATGGTGCTTATCAAGAGAACCAGGCCAAGAAGAAAATGGCCCAAGCAGATGCCCTTGCTGAGGGTCCAATCAGATCACAAGCAGCAAGACAAAGAATTGCCCAACAGGAAAGCGATGCGCAGTCTGCAATTGATTCTACCCTACGTGCCCAAGCAACAGCGGCCGAGCAAATCGCCCAACAAGGTGGCTCAAGAGGATTGGTATCAGCAACACCAGGGCTCATCAGAGCGACAGACTTAGCGTCACAAAATGCAATAGACCAATTCGGTCAGAGAAATGCAGCCATTAGACGAGCAGAGGAATCAGCCGCTCTTGGAACACAGCGTGCTGATGCAACCGCCAACATGGACAGGCTCGCACGTGCTGCAGATGCTGCCAGAAAAACCACAATGGCTGGTATAGGTCAATCATTAGCGGGTGTTGCAGAGATTGCTGGTGATTATGTCAATAAAAAGCAAGACAAAACCGGTGGTAGTGAGATAGACTTTGAGGCGAAGGTTGAAATGCCAGACCCAGGCGGTGGCAGGTCTACCCTTATGGATGACAGCACTGTTGTTGTTGATTATGATGGGGATGCAACTCCATTTAAAACAGATGGCTCTATAGTAGAAAACAAATTAAACGCTGCGTCCGATCAGGCGCTACGTCCAAGGGACCAAATGATTTTCTTTGAAGACGAATTAAATCGTCCACAATCAGCACTTTCTCCATCAGAGCAGGCAGCCGTAGACGCATATGAAAATGCAAACAGGTCTATTGTTGCGACAGGATATGCACGAGGCGGCGAGGTTGAGGAACCAGTAGATAAAACACCAGGAGAGTTTGACCATGACGACAACCCTATCGACATCATGCAAGAGGGTGCTAAGATTGGTGAGATGACAGGTGGTGAGTACATATTTAACCCAGAGCAAGCGGCGGAGATGCGCAAACTTTCTGAAGAAGGTGACAGCGAACTACATCAATTCATTCGTAACTTACTTAGCAAAGAACAATTTCAATAATGGCTGATACATCTACATTTATGCCAGTAGGCGAATTGCCAGTGATTGACTATGGTGCGGTATATAGAAACGCCAAGGCTCGCCGGGAATTAGAAGAAGAAAAGAAATTAGCATACCTCAACCAGTTCCAACAGGAGCGTGGTGCTTTCACCCCTGGTCTACAAGACCAACTACAAATGGAGTGGGATGCCATAGAGCAAGACCTGGATCAGGGAGACATGTCTTTTGAAGCCAAGGCCCATAGACAGAAACTGTACAACACATACAAGCAACACGCAGCAGATGCATTGACATACGCTGAGACAATAAATGGTTTGGAAGCATCCGTTCTTGCTGACCCAACTCAGTATAATGACCCTGCTGCTATCATGCAGCAATTACAACAAGCCAGAACTATTCCTGTAGATATGAATATGATTGGCAATGCGACGAGCCAACTCCCTCGACTTGGAGAGTTCAGACGATTTGCGTTGCCAGAGATTGCTCCAAACGC